ATCATTATTTTTTATTTTTTATTTTTTTATTAACTCATTGATTGTTTTATCTCCCAATCATCATCTTCTCTCTTCTCTATTATAAGCTCTCCACTTTCTTATATTTATATTTTTTTAAAAAAATATAAAGTAAAGTATGAAATCTGAAATTAAAAAATCTATAATTAATAGTATTTCAAAAAAATACAATTTCTACAATAAACAGGAGATCATAATTTCAAAAAAAATTTACGAGAAAGTTTCAATCACTAATTAGTTTATTATATAAATCTTCTTCCATTTCTTTTTGTTTATTCGATACTATATCTGTAGGAATAGATATACTATCACTATTTTTAGATGTATTTGTTTTATCATCACCATCTTCATCATCACTATATTCATCATTTCTATCCTCTATAACTATATCTATAGTACCATCTTTATCATCTGTTGTTGATAAATTCCATTCGTCCGAATCTTCAAAACACTCAGTACTACAAAATGAAATAACAATATATTCATCTCCTTCCTTTTTAAAAGTTTTGTATTTATTATCTATAACTTCTTTCTTACAATAATAACAAATATCTTTATTATTATTATTATCAGTAGATTCTTTACTAGATACAACAGAATCTCCTTTATATGAAGAAGATGATCTACTTGAACTTATAGAAGATTTATTAGAAATATAGCTAGATGATTTCATTGGACTAAATTCAATTAAATTAACATTTTCTAAATTAATATTTTCAAGTTTAGTTAATTTTTCAAATATTTTTTCTCTTAATCTTTCAACTCTTTCTTTCATTATATCTCTTTTAATAATAGGTTCTTGTAACATATATTGAGGTAATGAAATATTTTTAACAATTTCTATAAAAATATCACTAAATCTTTTATTTTCTCCATCTTCTTTTTCATACATAAAATCATTTGTAGAAAATTTATTTATTAAATCCTTAATATCAAAACATAATCCATCATAAATATATATGTTTTCTTTATTTTCATACTCATAATAACATTCAGGTCTTTCAATACTTGTAATATCTATATCTATATCAAATTCTATCAATTTTACCTCTTTACCTTTGTAAAATTTATTATTATTAATATTTATTAAGTTTAATGTTCTTGAAATAATATTCTGTTTTTGATTTCCTTTTGATAATTTTATATTATTCAATATTCTAACACGTTTTTGTTTATTTAATAATGATAGATCATAATACTTATCTTTACTAGTAAGTTTAGGTATTACATCTAAAGAATAATATTTTTTTAAAAATCTAGTTCTAAAATACGTAGAAGTCTTTTTCAAACCTAAATACACTGTAAGATTAGTTATCTTTTCTAAATAAGTTAAGACTGGATTATCAATTATTCTTACTCTAACTTCAGGCCCATCATCTGTTTCAAATTCCATTTCATAAAAAAGAGTATTATATATAGACTCTTCAACTTCATCTATGTAATCTTCGTCTATAAAAGTTTCATCTTTTAATTTTTCTTTTATCAAATTTTTAGAAATTATTCTTAATTCTCTAGGAATATAAGTTGATGTAATAATCTCTTTTTGAGTAGTTATATTAGTATCTTTTACTATTTCTCCCATAGGAATATCAGTATACGTTGTAAATGGATTATGTTTCTTACAATATCCATATCCAGTTTTATCTGCTAATTCGTTGCAAGTATCTCCTTTACTTATACCTAATCTAGGATAATCTTTTTTATACACATATTTACACTTTTCTTGTTTGTATACAACGTCTTCAACCTCTTTAAAATCTCCTATTACTAATGGAATATCTCCTTCAGTCTGAAAAACTTCAAAATCTACTAATTTTACTTCAGTAACTTTATTCTCAAATTGTTTTCTATTTTTATTGATATAATTTATTAATTCTTCAACTGTACCATCAAATTCCATTTTTAAAATATTATTTTTTATAAACTTTACTAAATCATCACATCCTCCTATAAATCTTTCATTTAAAAATATTATGGGAAATGTATTCCAATCTTCTGGTACAACTCTCATATAATTTTCCAATGGTTGAATTATTCCTTCCGCCGTCTCTATAAAAAACAGATCATCATCTTCTTCCTCTTCTTCCTCTTTTTCCAACAAATTATCTTCATACATTTTACCAATAACTTGAAACATAATTTTTTCTAAGGTTTCTTCAAAATGTTTAAGTTTAACATTAAAATGTCTTTCTAGATGTTCAATCACTTCTTTAGATTTAACTTTTTCAAGGTCAATAGTCTGGAAATAATTATATAAATATCTTTTTATTACATTTCTAGGAATTGGTAATATGTCCTCTTCCTCTTCTTCTTCCTCCTCATCATATTCTTTCTGTTGTTCATCAAGTTCATCAAGAACATTTGAAATTATTTCTTTTATTATTGATTTATAAGGTTTGAAATCAACATTAAAACGACTTTCTAGCTTATTTAATACGTCTTTAACTGTAATTGTTTGACGATCAATAGTGGGCAAATAATCATAAAAATAATCTTTTAGTTCATCTTTATCAAATGGTAAATCTTCATTTTGATTCTGTTTGTTAACTGGACTGTAATCATCATCATTATCATAGATATCACTCATTTCACTCATATTATCATTATCAGCTTGATCAACATCATCATCACTATTAACATCATCATAATCTATTTCTTTATCGCTATTTTCATCTTCACTATTTTCATCATCACTATTTTCATCATCACTATTAACATCATCATGATCTATTTCTTGATCTCTATTTTTATCGTCATTATTTTCATCATCACTATCATCACTATCACTGTCATCTCCAAACAACCTTTTTATAAGTTCTTTATTAGAATTATTTATAACAATATTTTTCCTGGAAGAAGATGCCTTTTTTGTAGATATAATTTTTATATTTCCTTGTTCATCTATCTCATAATCATCACTATCTGATTGAGGTTCTGAATTTTTAATCATACGTTTTACTCTTTTTTGAATTGCAAGTAAATCGGGATCTCCTTTCTTTAATATTTTTTCAATTTTTTCCATATCATAGGGAACATCTTCTTCTGTTATTTTTTTCAAATTTTTCAAAACAGTTGACTTGGACTGTTCGTTATCTGATACAATTATATTATTATATCTTTCATCTAGTGCTTTTAATAAATCTATAGCGTATTTACTATATGGACAATTTTTAAGTCCATAAACAGTCCAATCGTTTTTCGCTGGTTTAACTACTAGAGTACCAACCTCTGGACCAGATTCGTTCCCTGTTACCTTGTTATAATGTTTAAGATCTACAAAATATTTATCTACTTTAATTACCTTATAACTCTCTAACTTTTCAAGATATTCTAAAATTATATCTTTTATTATAATTGTATAAGGTTTGTCTTCCTTTGTCCCTAAATTTTCTTCTGATTTTAAATCAATAAATGTTCTGACAAAATTTTTAAAGTTTGTAGTTGTTTTTAATTTTAAAACTTCTTCAACAAAATTATCATCTTCTAATGAAGATCTCATATTATCAATAATAGAATTGAATAAAACCATAGTTTCATAATCATCTTTCATATATTCAAGAGAAACAAAATCTTTTAAAGATTCGATATCTTCCATATTAGCTATAAACCAGTCTCTTCTTTGATTTTCTATTGTTTTATAGTTAAAAATCTCATCTTCATTTAAAAAATCTAGAAAATGAGCGTGAGTAGTTTTCTTATTTTTCTTAGATTTTTGGATATTTTTTATACCAAACATATTACTTAATTTATTATATACTAGGAAAGTTTTTAAGATATTAAAACTTATGTTTTATAAATTTTAATTTTAAAAATTTATAAAAAAACTATTAAAACTTTTACGTGTTTCTCTTGAAAGTTTTAAATATTTATTCATATCTTTTGTTTTTATTGAAAAATAAATTTTATTATCTTTGTTTAATGTTATATAAGGCAGTATCTCATCTATATCTCTTATAAAACTATCTCCACGAGCGGAGCTCGCTCCGAGAGTATCATTATTACTCTCTATTTTTATTACTGATGAAGTAGGTATTTTTTTTCTTATAAAATACTTTAGTATATCATTATAAATTCTTTCCATATCGTCTTTCATACTATACTCATCTATGGTAGGTATTATTAAAAAATAAGGCATTAATAATTCTCCATTTTCCAATTTACATGTAGTTTTTATTTGAGCTATTATATTATCTATGCATATAGCTCTATCCATGAACGAATCATATAAAGGTATACAAAAAAATAACGAATCATCTAATTTTTTATGTGTATTAATATTATTATTCAAAAAAGGTTTCATATTCAGACCCCAAACTTTGTCTTTATATAAAATTTTAGGCGAATCGCATTGTATTATTATTCTATCTTTAGAAATGGATGATTTTAAATAATTTTTCAAATCATAAAATATATTTTTGGTAAAAATTTCATCAAGTATATCATATTTACATCCAATAATTTTTAAATCTTTGGAATTTCTATAATATTTGATTTTTTTATTTTCAACTTTTTCAATTTCACATAAAAATGGATTTATATTTTTTAAATCTACTAATAATTTTTCAAATTTTTCTCTATTATCTATTTTTTTTGAAATATCATTTGATATTGAAATAAAATCTTCGTTATTTATTCTAAAATTTCTAAAACTAATATTGATCTCTTCTTTTTCATTATTATTAACAGTAATACGTTTTATTCTTGATATTACTATCATTTAATTTATAAAGATATTAATATCTTTATAAATTCATTTTATAAGAGTATCTTTCCTCACGATCTTCGCGAGACGAGCTTTTCGGTCGCGCAGCGACCTTCAATGAGTCCGTCGGAGACGGACGAATCGCTCCGGACAAGTCCGGGGGAGACCTCCAATGAGTGGGACTCTGTCCCGTGAATCACAAGTCAAATCGTCCGTCAAAGACGGACTCATTGGAGGGAACTCTGTTCCCGGAAAGCTTGCTTGAGGAGTATAATCTCATCATTATAAAAAGTCTTACTTGTTCCATCAATATTCTCAAAATGTAGCTTTTCTTGTCCAAAACTTTTTGGACTCATATTTCCAGATCCATTATTATAAAAATCATTCATAGGTCCTCTATATGGTTCTACTATTTCTGTAAGATCTTCATCATTATCTCCTGTAATAAGAAAAAATGGAGACGGTGTTACATCAGAACTTTTTACTCTCATCATAAATTTATTACCTTTGATATAATAAGTCAATACATAGTAATCATTTTCTTTAACAACATTTTTATTCAATTTTTGAATATAGTTATATATCAAAGCCTGGATCATAATAAATATAATTTTATATATTAATACAAAAGTATAGAAAAAATTATAAACTTTTTTGTATAAACTAACATCTTTTTCTTCTTTTTTATAAAGCTGTTTTAACTTTATCAACTTATTATACTTCTTCTTTATAACTTTCATATTTTCATCAATATAAGGTTGTAAATAATATACACTAATCATACCTGCAAATAAACACGGTATTAAGTACATCATATTTTCTCCAAAAATAAATACGATTAATTCATTGTTCATTTTATCTTGTTTTAATTTTAATTTTTTTCTTTTTAATTAATATTTATGACAATTGTATCAAATTAATAGATATATAATGAGGTGTATAATTAAATTCTGTACCTGTACCCCCTACAATTCCTGAAATTTTTAATTTTATTTTATCATCTTGATTTAGATTAAAAAGTCTATTTATTGATGACGACCCATCATCTCCTGCTTGTTGATAATGTCTTGAAGATGTCGCTTTTTCATATTGGTTAACTAATATTGAAAAAGTTATATCTATATTATTTACTGAAGATTGTCCATCAAAACTAGCACTCAACTTATAATCTCCTGTGTTTAATATTTTTAAATAATCCCCTTCTGTTCCTGGTTGATTAAATGTTATATTTTTACTAATATCAAAATCAAACCCTTTTATCTCAGTTCCTGTACTTGATATTGTCAAAACAGTATCTTTTATATACATTTCTGCATAAGATGCTATAGCTGTTGATGTTACCTCGGATAAAGTTTTATACTCCCAAATATTTTCAGTGGAATTATATACCATAACATCATCACAGTTAGGTTGATTATATCCTATAGTACCGTCCTCCGAATCGTTAGGAGACACTCTTATACTGTTTATGGATATAGCATTATATAGGTATTACAGCATGTTTATATATTGATTCTCTCATACAACTCATCATCAATGATGGAGAATCACAAAAAACTTGACGATATTTCATTTATATCTATAAAATATTTTATTAAAGAGTTAAACGTAAGAATTATGTATCATTAAATAATGAATGGTTATGATAGAAGTTCAAAAGATAGAATAGAACACACGACCCGTGAAAGATACCAACCTTTCTTAGAAAAATACTCAAAATTTTACAAAAAGTTTAAACTTATAAAATCTCAAAATAATAAAGACTTAACTAAATCCTTCAAACACTGTTTAAACTTCACAAAAGGTAAACAAGGTATCACTGGTCTTTTAAAATCAGATGATAATAAAAAATATGTATTCAAATACTCTCAATATTTTAATTTCTTATCAGAACACGAGTTTACTGTACTAAGAGATTTAACAAAAATATCAATGTTTTGCCCTAATTTTTGTAGAGTTTACGGTACTATGACAGCTCTAATAAATCCTGACAAAAATTTAGATAAAGATGAAAACCCTTTTATAGTTGATGATTCCTTAAAATATAAACCTATAGAAAAAAATATTTTACTAATGGAATACATAGAAGATGCTCCAAAATTTTGCAACTATATAAAATCTTCTCAAATCCAAGACAAAATGATAATTAGTATAATAAAACAAACTCTTCTTGCTATCCTACTATCTCAAAAATTAAAATCTTTTACTCACTACGACCTCCACAGCGACAATATCCTTATAAAAAAATGCGACTATGATACTGCATTTTTATATAAATTTGATGATTCTACCAAATTTTTAGTACCTACTTATGGTTACTACCCCGTAATCATAGACTGCGGATTCTCCTATAGCAAAGGACTTGAAGACAATTACTTATACCCTAGTCTAGGACATACAGAAGTGGGATTTTTATCTTATAAGTTTGACCATATCGCTGATCCGAAATTATTTCTAGTTTCTGTATCCAATGAGTTCAAAATGTACAAAGAAGATAGTAAAATAGCAAAAAAATTAAGAAGAATTGTAAAAAATATTTATTGTAATAATTTAAGTATAGAAAAAGACTGCGGATGGGACAATATTTATGAAAACTCTGTATCAGATATGGTTTGTGAATATTTGGAAGACGTTTCTTCTACTTCTTCTCTTTTTAAAGAGTTTGAACATTACTGTATAGACATAGTTCAATCTCTCATAATTTTACCTATGGAAGAGAGGCCTTATGATAATATAGAGGTATCTTACGGATCGTTTTTAGAAGAATTCTCAAAAATAGAGAATGAAATTTCTAGTAAGTTTTATTTACTCTATATACTGCACGGTATCGTAGAAGCCGCTAGATTGGTTCAAGCTGATTATCATCATGCAGAAAAAAGAATTAAATGTGTTCGTATATTCAAAAAAGAAGTTTTAGACCGTGTTGATAGTATAGCTAAATTTTGCCAGTTTAAGGATCTGGATTACGAAAAGATGTTATGTTCTCTTATAGTTCTAGCTAAAAATTTAGAAGGATTTTATTTTCAAAAATTAAAGACGATACTAAAGAAAAAAAATAAAGAATATTCTAAACTGCCTCTAGATTCCATTGAAGAAGTTTATGCTTGTTTAGATGTAAATTTTTTAGATGATTATAAATATAACAAAAATACAACTATTTTTGAGATAGATTGTCAAAATAAAAATATTAGACCATTAAATACAAAAAATATCGATCTAGATCAATTAAATAACACTTATTCTTTATGTAGAGGTATGTTATTTTAATTTATTCTAAATTTTTATCTTTATTTTTAATAAATATGTCATCAATAATAATGTATGAAATGGTTGGATGTGGTTGGTGTAACAAAGCTAAAACAATATTAAATAGTTCTATAAAGGATGGTACTATTGAAGTTAAACACAGTAGTGAAGCTCCTCAAAGTGTAAGAGGGTTTCCTGCTTTTCAAAGTAAAAGCACAGGAAAAATTAAAGAGGGATGTCCTACAGATATAAAAAGTCTTCATGAAGATTTAGGTCATAGTTTAGAAAATTATAATACAGAAAGATATCAAGCAGTATTCAGAAAATCAGGTTATGCTACTTTATCTAGCTGCTGGACTACTAAAGACACTGTTGTCGAAAATTATTCTCATTGTTCTACCTGTGGAGGATCTAAAAGACATAATAGTAGAGATGGTCATTAAATATTAGATATAACTTTTTCTAAAAATTCATATCTAACAGAATCACCTACAAATTTTCTCATTTGTAGTATAAATCCTATTAACATAAATTTTTTATTAGGACAAGATGTATTGTTTTTCTTTATCAATTTAGAATCTATATAACTAGATAATCCAAAATCTATAACATAAAGCTTACCCGTCTTTGAATACATAAAATTCAATGGTGAAGGATCTCCATGAAAAACTCCACACTCATCTAGTTTATCAATAATCTTAACCATTTGTTTTTGATCAGATATACTCATTTTTCCTTTATTTTCTTTCAATACTTCAAATAACGTCTTTTCTAATTTTTCCATAACTATATACATAGAAATATTATCAGCATCTCTTATTTTAGGAGCTATACCTGCTTTTGAAGCTATTTCTTGAAGATATATCTCTTTTGTAAAATCAGACATGTTTTTATTTTTTCTAAAACATTTCATAGCCATCTCTTTGTTATTGTTATGGGTATCTAATACAAGTTTTACTACTCCATCTTTACCTTTTTTTCCTAAATTTTCAATAATTTTATACCTATCTATCTTTTCCATCTTATAACTTTCATATTCTTTAAGAGAATCTTGTATTATTCTTATCATCTTTTTTCTTCTCTTGTCAATGTCATCGCACAAAAATGTTTTGGAGTTAGGTTTGAAATCTGGTTTCAACTCTTTCGTGAATTTAATTAAATCTTTTGTACTAAGATTTTTAATGTTTTTTCTAACGCTTTCTTTTGACATATTTATTTATTTACTTGTTATTAACAAATTAAATCAATATAATTTTATTCTTTTTATTAATTAAAATAATGTACGTATCCATCTCTCTATTAAAAAAATCTTGTGATAGATATTTTAAAAATAATTTAAAAGAAAATTTTGATGATAAAGAATCTACTTCAAAGGTCGCTTCTAATCTTAATTGTATGTTTCTAATTACAAGTATCATCTTTTTCGTCATAGAATTAATTCTCTTAATTTTCGCTTTAAGAATCGCCATATCCTCATCTCAATCAGGTCAAGATAGATTATTACATGTTCTCCTTGCTATAACATTTACAATGCCTTATTTACTTCTTATGACTGTAGCAGGTTCAAAATTAAATTCTAGTTCTAGTTCTAGACAAAATTTTTCTCCATCTTTTGCCTTAAATGATCCATCTATAGACACAGAAATGCTTGGACCAGGGTTGCCAAAAGATTGTGGTTGTTCTATTAAACCTTGAATTATAAAATAAATTGATTTTTATTTTTATCTTTAATTTTAAAATCAATAACAACAATGTTTCTTAATAGTCTAAAAAGAGGTCCTTTCACTGGACATCTCGCAGATATAAGATTTAAATCGAAATATTCAAAACCTTTGCATAAAGTATCTAACTCAAATATATTACAATACAAGAAGAATAATTTTATCACCAATTCAAAAAATATTTTTGAAAAAATAAAATCTATAAATAGAAAACACAATAGACATTCTTCTCATCAGTTCAAAAATTTTCATATAATCCCCGCCTATGAATATCACCAAGACGTTTCCTTTCCTCATGAAGATAATCTCGGAGTATCCGGGGGAGAACGGATTTCTCCGGATTCGTCCACCAATCGTCAGCGATCTTTTGTGGAAATATATAAAAAAAATCATTCTTCAACTTATCATCTTAAAAACTTATCTCAATCTATTTCTCCTGAATTTATTGTTAATTGTTGTGAAAGAGACTGTGTAAAATGCGTCTTTTCTTCTTCTTATGACAAAAATGCAGATAAACTTAGTTGTTGTGGTATGGATTGTGAATACTGTGAGTTCTCTCATTAAAGGATAATCATTAATAAATTATATTTTTAAAAACTTAAAAATATAATTTCAAATTGTGAGAGACTTTTTTGACATATTTATCTCCGCTTGCTCCGACAGTATACTCGTGGATATTCTACTAAAATCAATATTATACAACGATTGTTGACTGTCTTCAGAAGAAGAGTAAGTTTCTTTATACATCAAAGGCGAAAAATCATTATCAAAATTTAATAAAGGTTCATATATATCTTGTCGAGTTTCTTCGTTTATAAAATCATTTATATCGAGAATTAGAGGTTTTAATGTTATTTTTTTTAATACTAAATATTTACTCTCGTCATCTAGTTTTGTAGGAGTATCTTTGTTAAATACTAATTTTTTATCAACTCTTATTTCCCACGAGTGATAATCCATGTTATAAAAACTATTATCATAATAAATTACCTTTTTAAAATCAGAATTTATATTAACATTACTTGTTATAAGACATATATTATGAAATGAAATATATCTTTTTTTATTATTTAAAAAAACTACTATATCATCCCCTTTAATATTATCATTATCATTTTCTACTAGAAAATAGTTATTTAAATCAGAAGAACATCCAGTAAAACAATGAATATCTGCTTTAAAATTTATTTTTTCCATAGTTTTATATTCATAATCATCTTCACAAGTCAAATCGTGTTCTCCTCCACAAAAAAACTTATTATTCTCTTCTATCATCTAAACTTTGTGGATAAGATTGAGATTCACAATCTCCGAGAGCTTGCTCGTCTGAATTTAAACCTGAATTAGGATCCAGATTATTCCAGTTTTTCCCGCAATTTGGAGTTTTATAATTTTCTGGTGAAATAATACCTAGTTTAGGCATGTTATCAAAATTTAACTGTATAAGTTGAAGATTATCACTTTCAACTTCATTTTCATCATTTTGTTGATCTGGTTCTATAGAATTATTTTCACTGTTAAAAGATACCTTTTTTTTGTCTTTTTCCATAAAGTATAGAACACCACATGTCACAGTAATTGTTAATAACAATACTATAATTATGATTAATATTTTAGAATTCATTATTTTCTTAATGAAAAGAGAACTTTTTATTTAAGAAAATAGTTTTTTCGGATAAACAAATAAAATTAATTTATTAATAATGAACAATAACGGTTATTCAACTACAGACGTAAAAGTTATGATAAAAAATGTTTTAGATACTTCAGAATCAGATAGTCTTGTTGATGATCTTGTATTTTTAATAATGGATCTATCTCAACACGTACATCAGGTCGATCTATACAATATTTTTTATAGATTTTTAAAAAAATATGAAAATGACGAATACAAAAAAGACGAATATGAAGCTATAGGTATTATTATGGACTATATATGGTCAGGTAGTACCGATAATATTCAAATTTATGAAGAACCTCTAACCGATAGAGATATAACGGCTCGTAAAACTACTAAAAGAATGTTTCCAAAAAAATAAAAATTTTATAACTGACTTAAAAAAATATTGACATTTATAAAAGTTGATTAATCATTGAAAAGAATATCACTACAATATTTCTTTTCATTGATTATTGCTCCATTATTTTTCAATGGTTAGAATGTCCGTCTTATAAGCGGGAGATATCGGTTCGAATCCGGTATGGAGCACCAGTTACCGTGGCCGAGTGGTTTAAGGCGTCAGATTTAAGCTCTGATACACGTATGTGTGCGCAGGTTCGAATCCTGCCGGTAACAAACAAAAATATCTTATGGTTTTTTAGATATTTTTGTTATAACACAAATTACAATTTTTTGAAAATTTTAAACAAAAATTACGAAATATTCTTTTTCGTTTCATGTTTATTATTCAAATTTTTTTAAAATTGTACCCTTTTAATTACAAAAATAACGAAATCTATAAAAATTATATTACTAAATTAACATTTAAATTTATTTTTGATATCAAAAATAAATTCTTTATCATTTTTCTAATTTTATTATAAAATAAAAAATTATTTTGGAAAAAATTAGTTAATTACTTTCAATTTTTCAATCTCTGAAAATTTATTTTATAACATAACTTTGGAAAATATTCTATATTTTCTTTTTAATAATAAAATAATTATAACATAATGATTGACTTATTAGATCTTGTTGACATGGTTGAAGATATCAAACAAAAGATATCAGATAAAGAATATAAAGACATTATGGACAAATTAATGGAAAAAAATAAAAATAATACTAAAAGTTTGTATAGAGTTACTTATTTTAAGCTTAATATAAAAGAAAAATTAGGCGATGATTATCATGACGATTATAGACTATCAGTAAATTTTGATTCCAAAGCAAAAACTATTCTTTGCGAATCCTTAAATCCAAACATTCATAAGCATCTAGAAGGAGGTAAATGTTTTCATAATTATAAAATAATACCAAACGAATTTGGTTATCCAAAATTAAAATATACAGGACTGGCTCACATAGATTATCACAAATATATAGAATATGAAAAAGCGGAAAATGATTCTCATCAATATCTCTTGTCTCATCAAGATCAGAGAATATTTCCACATTCACAACTAAATTGTGAAAAAATATATAATAGTTTTAAAGAACCTACAGACGTTCTTGTAGAGTGTCCTGAAATGATCATAACTCATATTGAAAAAGTCGAATAATTTTTTTATTATCTCTTAATTTAATTAAATGATTAAATATATTATTGCTAGTCTATTATTATTGATTTTAGATATTTTATGGATATCATTATTTATGAAAAAAAAATATAATTCTCAGATTTATACAATCCAAAATAAACCATTAAAAACAAAAAGTTTATTATTTCCTATTATAGCTTATATTCTTATGTTAGTAGGTCTCAATCTTTTTGTTATACCTAATATCTCTGATGATAACATTTTATTGGACTCTTTAAAATATGGTTTCGTTTTTGGTCTGGTTTTATATGGTGTATACGATTTCACAAATCTATCTATATTTGAAGATTGGAATTTATCTCTTTCTATTATAGATGTTTTATGGGGTGGTTTCGTCTTTTTTATATCGGGATTTTTAGCCGTTTATATATCTTCACAAGTCAAAACGTCGGACACAGTCCGACTCATTGGAGGGGACTCTGTCCCCGGAAAGCTTGCTTGATGAGTATCTTCATACCTCAACAAATCTTAAAATTTCTATTGAGATTTTGGTTTATTATCAGAACTTGGAGGTAAAGGAGGTAACAAAGGAGGTAAAAAAGGAATAATATGTTTATTGAATTTTCTCAATTCAATAGATATGATACTTACAAAAACTATCATAATGCAAGAAATTGCTATTAAAATAGCAATTAAAACTTTCAGAGCGTTTTCCATTTATTATAAATATGTAAAATATTTTTTTACATATTTTTTATTAAAAAGTTTTATTATATTCTACTAATATATTCTAAAATTTTATCATTGTTTACACTGTCTAACCTATTAATGAAAAATAACAAGTTCATTTCACACTCTATCCATTTATTCCACATATGATCTGATAAATCTATACCAAATATATTCTCGTTGATTTCTTTTGTATAATTATTCTGTATCCAAAATAATTTTGAATATAAAAAAAGTATATCTTCTTTATCAGATAGATTATTCAATCGAGTTTCATATTTATCCATTTCTTTATTTATATACTTTTAACTATAAATAAAATTTTATTATATAAATGAATTCAAATTTAGATAATTTTCCCATCGTAAACGGTTTTAAATTAATAACCCCTTCTAGAGATTTAAATTCCCAAAATCATACAGATACTCTCGGAGCGAGCTTTCCGGTCGCCTTGCGACCTTCAATGAGTCCGTCTTTGACGGACGAATCCGCTCGTGTAGATACTCTTTCCGTTCGCGGAGATACTCTCTCTCAAAATTGGGGTCAAAATCTTACTTCTGAAGATATTGAGGAGATGAGAAATTTAATTTTGTCTTGTTACTATTTCAAAGACATTGACAATTTTTTTATGAATGAAAAAAATCTAAATAAATATATTGATAAAGATATTTTAAAAATCAATAAAACATTATCTCATGATTGTTAATAATTTTATTATCTAGTATATTAATAAAATGGCACACATAAAAGTAAACCAAAAATTTTACACCGTTAAAAAAGGTAAAAATGGTAAATATTATTACATAAAAGACGGTAGACGTGTTTATACACGTTCTAAGATAAGACCCGGCCCTAAACCCAAAAAGTCTACTCGTAAACCTGTCCGTAAATCTACTCGTAAACCTGTGCGTAAATCTACTCGTAAACCCAAAAAGTCTACTCGTAAACCTGTCCGTAAATCTACTCGTAAACCCAAAAAGTCTACTCGTAAACCCACCCGCAAAGTTGTTAAGAAAGTATCTCCACGAGTCAAGCTCGCTTGCGAGGGATCTCCACGAGGATGTACAAATATGAGTCATCTTAAGAAGTATAAGATCAGATCTTCACCACCATATCCAGCAAATGAATGTAAGAGAAGAACAATGAGAGGAAATGATGGAGATATGTATGTTTCAAAGTCTAATGTAAATGGAGTATATAGATGGGTTAAGAAAAATTAAGCTTTTCTAAAGCTCATAAAGATTATGCAAATTAGAAACTATACTAATATTGAATTTTTTCAAAGATAAAATCCATTCTGAATAATCATTATTGTCTTTATGCTGTATACTTAGTTTGTTTATATTTTCAAGTAAATCTAACATTAATTTTTTATTGTCTTCAAGTGGGTCTTTTGATAAAATAGTTATTTTATTATTTTTCATATCTATGATAGTATCATAACCTATTATATATATGATATTATAGTTACCCAAAGTTTTGAGATATTTTATGTATTGAGTTTCGTTAAAATCTTTTAGGCCTAATTTACATTCTTAAATTGTTTGATTTTTAATATTTAAAAAATCAAAAAAACAATCTTTATATTTGAATTGTACTGATATATTTTCACCATATTTATTTTTTAAAAAATCTTCCCAATATTTTTCTTGTTTTACAGATCTGTCTTTAGCTATTTTGTACGATTTTGCTCCTTTATAATCAATTCCACCCATTTTTTTAATGTACTCTACTATACTTGTTATATTCACGAGGTCGTACTCTTTTATAAAACGTTTAAACTCTGTTCTATCTAATTTTTTAGATTCTTCAAATCTTTTTAGCCATTTAACTGGAGCCTTTATATTATATGGATTATCTGAATCGATATTATTTAAAATTTTTTGTTTTATGCTTTCCAATATTTCTAAATAGAATTCATAACATAGATAATCTTCTTTGGAAAAAATTATATTGTGTTCTTTTTCTAAAGAAAATACAACATCTTGTATATTTTTCATATTAAAAAATTCAAAAGATTCAATAAAATCTTGTATATTGTTAAATTTATAAGAATTTTTATCGTATTTTTCTAAAATATTTGATTGTTCTGTATTTTCAAAAAAGAATATGGATGGATTATAATTTATAACTTTATTATATAGATGAGTATAGTCATTTTGAAACCAATCTTGTTCTATAATCCATCTAGAATAGTTTCTATCTTTTAAAAGTTCCGTTATTTTCTTACCAGAATATTTTCCAAATGTTATATCTTCACAAGTCAAGCTTTCAGGGGACTGCGTCTCCTTCAATGAGTCCGTCTTTGACGGACGAAATGCTTGAGGTGTATACAGCCGCGCAGCGGTCTCCAATGAGTGGGACTGTGTCCCACGAGTATCTTGACTTGTATCTTCAATAGACGATTCGTGTTGATTTTTTTCAAATATGATCTTCCCATTATGAGATTTTTGTATATTTGTAATAAGTGAGGATGAACCAAATTCTATTTTTTCTTGTTTTAATAATTTTTCTGTCATTATCTTATATAATCATTCGTATACTCTTAAACAATTTAAAGTTGTAATATTATATTCTAAAAATAAATGAGTAGTAATAGTAACGACGATGAAAATTTTTCTACATCACTAACATCAAAGGAAATACTTAAATGCAAAATAGAATGTAAAAGAATTTGTAGATTATCAAGAGATCAACAAGACGACTTTCTAGACAAACAAGATGAAATTGTAAAAAATAAAAAAATACATATAAAAAAACGTGATAAAGCAAAAATGATGATAAAGTTAATTGAAGAAGACCAAGAAAGACAAGATAATGCTTATAACAATATGGCTTACGACACAATAGATGGAGGTTTTGAATCGTTTCAGGGAGGTACCGGCTGTGATGCTGGTTAATAATTTAATTTTATCTCCACGAGCGGATTCGTCCGTCGAAGACGGACTCATTGAGGGGGACGGTGTCCCCCGAAAGCTCGCTCCGAGAGTATATATAAAAATTAAATTATGAAATTGTTTTCAAATTTTACTGAATAAGATATACTCTTCATTATATTTTTAGATATTTTACAATTTATAAACTTAGAATTATCCAAAAAACATTTACTAAACTCACTATGATTTAAATAACATTTTTTAAATGTATTGTCACCCATATTTGTAGAATAAAAACAAGAATGATTAAATTCACAATCATAAAAAATAGAATTTTGTAAAATTTTATTATATGATGTTCTTATACCATTAAATATACATTTATTAATATTACAAGACAATATATTACATAATACTATACAGTTACTAAAATCTGAGTTGTTTATATTTGATCTTAGTAAGTAGGTATTTCCAAATCTACAATTTTGAAAACTATTTTCAAAAATATTACATTTCATGAAATTTATTCTTTTAGAATCATTAAAAATAGAGTAATTCCATCTACATTTTACAAAATTACAAAACATAAACTCACTCTTTTCAATCAGACGTAAATTATACAAATTTATATTATATAAATTTACATGTCGTCCTTTCATTAATACTTGACTGTCATTAAAATTACTATCATAAATTTCAGTACTTTTAATATCAAATATTAAATTACAATTTCTAAATATACAATTTCTTATAATACACGACGAGAATCTTGCTGAAAAATTACAGTTACTAAAATTACATCCTATTATTTCACAATTATTGAAAAAAATAGGTTTTGTTGAATTAATATCCGCTATACTCATTGGAGGGGACTCCCCCGGAAAGCTCGCTTGCGATGGATCTAAATGATTAATTTTTTCATAAAAATCTTGATTTATTAATTTACAATTATTAAATTTTCCAAACTCTAACCAATAATAATCAAGATTTATATCACTGTTTTCGTCAAAAATGGTATCATAAAAGTTTAAATACGAAATATAATAAATATTTATATTTTTAAATTTATACTTTATCAATTCCCTTGTATACTCTAAAGACCTATCTATAGATTCTTGTGAATAAGATCGACTTGTGATTCGTCCGTCTTTCACGGACTCATTGGAGGCCTCTGCGCGGCCAGAAAAAGATATAGGAGGTTTTAACGGTCTATTTGTATAAACATTTATAGAGTTAAATCCTGTTTTTTTTAAAATTTTCCATTGCTCTCTAAACTTTTTATTAATACTGAAAAGATTTATTAGATCTTCTAGATTATTTATATATCCAATTAATGGATCTAATATTGATAATAAATCTTTTTTCATTTATATAATCTATAATAATTTTATAAATAATTTTTCTATATATATTTTAAATGACAACAAATAATCAATACGACTATAGATGTAGGCAAGAGGCTAGTCCTGATGATAATTGTAAACATGATACAATTAATTGTACCTATAGACCTTTGAGCAAAAGATGCGGTTTTATTTCAGAAACAAGTGAACATACACTTGAAAATGCTGCATGTATTCAACAAAATAGAAACAACCAAGGTTCACAATGTCAAAATGTTGAAACGATGAATGGAGAAATAATTTATTGTGGATGGGGCGGCAACTCAGGAGACTGTGTCGAAGTAGCACCACCTGATCAATCGAAAAAGTTAGATGATTTATGTTATAGAAGACGTAAGGATTGTGATTTAATAAATCCTAGCCCTGAATGTACTACTCTTATCCAGGAAATAAGTTTGGAAGAAAATTGCGATGATATGCTTAATCACTATATAAATAGAGTAAAAAAAGATTTAGGTAGTAGTGAAGATAAACAGGCAGCCCAACAAAAATTAGATCTTTTAATGTCAGAATGTGTTAAAAACCCTAACTATATTTGTAGCGATAAAGACGGAAATATTTTTCCAAATCCCGATGACAATGATCAAATAGATAAGTTTATAAATTCTTTATCACAAGATAAAAAGTTACATCCAGACCAGGTAAGAAATATCATGTTGGCAAAAATAAATTCTATCAACGACCAAGACAACGACCAAGACAACGACCAAGACAACGACCAAGATAACGACCAAGACAACGACAAACACAAGGATCATCACAAGGATGATTCTAGTTCAAGTGCAGGTAAAAAAATAAGTAAAAAAGATTTATTATTAATTATAGGAGGTTCGTCTCTTGGCCTTGTAATTATAATTTTGGTTATTTTATTAATAATCAAATCTAGAAATTAATTTATTACATTTTTAACATTACTTAAATCTATATCAGGAGTCTCTTTAGCTATTAAACTTTCAAGATTAGTTAAATTATAAATATTTGTAATATTCATACACCAACTTATGTTTAATTTTTTTAAATTGTGAAGTGAATTCACTTCGGTAATATTTAAGCACCAACTAATATTTAGTTCTTCTAAATTTGTAAGTGAATTTACATCTCCTACTTCCGTATTAGAAATATCTAAAATTTTAACTTTATCACTGATAATATCATTTATATCGTGAATTATATTATCTTTTAAAATCAACTTTCTATTATTCAACTTCCCATACTTTTTTATACATAAACACGAATCTAAATTCAAAATATCAACATCTTTTAAACACGATACATCCTCTACACAAGTATAGCTTAAATCTATCTCTTTTAAATTTTTTAATGCCGTTACATCTTTTATACCCGTATGATTCAAAAATAGTCTCTCTAAACTTTTTGGTACATTTTTTATATTTTTTACTAGAGTATCGCTCAAATTTAAAACCTTTATTTTAGGTGGTAGAAAATTCAAATCTCTAACCATTGTATTTCCTAAGTCTAAATATCTAGCATTGTGTAAATTGGAAATATCTTCTACTAATGTATTACTTAAATCTATATTTTCTACATTAGATAAACTTGAAACATCTGAAATCATAGTATGCGATAATATAAGCGTGTTTATATTGTTTAAACAAGATATATCCGATATAGCTGTATTAAATAGAAATATATTATTTTTTTTTACATTACAATTAACTTTTTGGGATAAATTTAAATTTTTTATACTATTACATCTCGTTAAATTTAAACAGTAAACGTTTTTTAAAAATTTGAGATAATAATCTCTTATATACGGACTCGCATTATAGAAAATTTTTATTTTAGGATATTTTAATGTTATCTTGTATACATTTTGAGGTCTAACTTTTCCTCCTAATGATATTCTTATATCTCTTAATGTCTCATCAAGATACTCATCTACCCTATTTTTTAATTTTTTAGATACTTTTATACAGTTAAATACATCTTTTAAACTTAATTTGTCAAATATAACTTCAAAAGTATCATCGGGAATGAGGTATAACCAAACAGATTCTTTTGTGTTTGAAATCATTTATACTTATTAATAATTAAACTATACTTTTTTATATTATATAATAAATCAGATGGAAAAATATTGGATTGTATTTATCACCATTATAATTATAATATTATTATGCTTAGTTATCTATTCCTATTTTAATTCACAAATTAATGAAAACTTTAAAATATATACTTTTTGGACAGGCGATAATGAAATGTCTAAACAAAGAAAAAATTGTTTAAAACAATTAAGAAAAAAATCTAAATGCAACGTTATTCTCATAACTCCAAAAAATTTAAATAATTATATTTTGAAAAATCATCCTTTACACAAATCTTATCAATATCTATCACAAACTCATAAAGCAGACTATCTAAGAACTTACTTTATGAGATTTTATGGCGGTGGTTATTCTGATATCAAAAAAACTTCAGGTAGCTGGACCTCTTCGTTCGAAAAAATTCAAAATAATAACAATATTTGGATAATAGGTTATAAAGAGGTTAAAGATGGCGTGGCAAATTCACAATTGGTAGATAAATGGGAAGATCTTATAGGAAATTGTGCTTATATATGTAAAAAGGATACACCTTTAGTTATAGAATGGTATAATCAAATGATAAAATTATTGGACAAGAAATATCAAGATCTAAAAGATAATCCTTCTACTTTTCCTCAAGATCAGAAAGATTCAGGATCAGGTTATCCTTTAGGCTGGAACGAGATGTTGGGTAATATATTTCATCCTATAGTGTATAAGTATAAAGATCATGTCTCTAATACGTTACCTATATCTATTTTTAAGAATTATAGATAGTCTATTTTAAAATTTATGGATAAAAATTTTAAAATATAAATACAATGATCTCACAGAGTCAAAATGTCACCCCACAAACAATATTTTTTGACGAAGATATCTTAACCAGATATCCAGATTTTACTCCTAACTTAACACCTAAACAAATATTTGAAAAAGGTGCTTTTCATAACCAAGGTGGTTACTTCAGACCCATCTATTCGGTACCACTAGTAAATAATAAGCTAACTTTTTATAAAGACAGATATACTTTATATACTCAACCTGGTAGATGTCTTGAAAACGTAGACCGTAGTTTACTTGTAACGGATCCCTCGCAAGCGAGCTTGACTCGTGGAGATCTCTCGCAATATTCTACAAAATCAAAAATGAACCGTCTAAATTTTTATAAAGTAAAATCAGGAACCGATCTAGATTATTGGTTAGAACGTGGATGGATACATGAACTTCATCCTTATGGTTGGGTAGAATGGTATTGTGATTTTTATGATGGTAAAAGATGCGTTGACGATGATAGACAGATTAGAAGATGGATAGATTTTTCAAGTCATAAATCTGGTCGTTGGCGTAAAACTCTAATAAATAATATAAAAAAATCAAATAAAAATTTTGACGATTTTTCTGTTTCTCCTGCAATTAGACAATCTCTTCTTCATTGGGCTTATGAGTTAACTGAATCTGATTTTAAACTTTCTTCATTGGGATATTAAGAAATATAGTACCTACTACAGGTGCGTTTACTTTTACATTGAGTGTTAGGTTATTATCCTTAAGTGAAAGCCATAAACCGTCAATTATTTGTGTTTTTTTATTTTTTATTTTATATATTTCATTAATACATTGTCCGTCTAGAGCATAACCAAAATTAGATTTATTATTAATTGTAATTTTTGTATCATTGCATTTATCTAATAAATTTTTAAAAGGACAATTTTTACCAGAACAATTAAGTTCTTCTAGATTTATAATATTATTTTTTATTTCTATTTTTGCATTAATATTTATACCAAAAATACTTTTTTCTCCTTCAAATTTTCCAGGTAAGTATTTCCAATCATCTCCCGATTTATCACATAACTTAAATAAACATTTAAAATTCAATTCAACTAATAAAATACCAATATAACAAAAAATAATCAATAATACTACAAAAGGCATATCTATTTTCATTTTTTTAAAAAAAACAAACATCAACATAAATATTAAAATCAATAAAAAACTCATAATAATTATATTAATCTTTTTATAAAATATCTTAGACGTAGGTGTAGGAGTAGGTACGGGAGTAGGTACGGGAGTAGGTTCAGGAGTAGGAGGAGTCTTTTGTTCTTTTAAATCTGGACATATACAATTAATAACTTCTTCTATTTTGTTTTTTTCAATAGAATATTTAGAATCTTTAATTAAATTATATAACATACTTGAAGGATTAATTCCTGAATCAATTAACTGTTGTAATAAAGAACATTTATTTTTTTCAGTAATATCAATTCCTAATTCACTCTTAATCTTATCATGGATATCTTTATTTTCAATAATCATATTGACTATTTTTTTCACTTCTTCGCAATCGATAGGTTTTGTTTCGTTTATATCAGGACAAATACAGTTTATAAAATCATTAGATAATTTTATACCATATGATTTCAATTCGTCATTTAATAAAGTTAAACCTAACCCTGAAACATCTATTCCTAAACTATATAAAAGTTGTATCAAATCGCATAAATTTATTTTTGAGATGTCAATCTGAATATTTAAGTTTTGTTCTATTAATAATTGTAAAATAGCTTGAATTTTTGAATCGTTTAATATATCTTCTAAAAGTTTATTAATATCTTTACATTCAAGTGTAAAACTTTCTTTTTTTCCATCACATATTGTATCTTTACATGATTTAATAACTTTAGGACATAAATCTTTGATTTTATCTTTTATCTCTTTTACAAGAGATTCTGTAATAAGAGGGATTTTTTGATTATCTATAAATTTATTAACTCCCATACAAGTTATATCTTCAAAATCACCAAATAACTTAGATACATCTTTTAATATATACTTTGAGTTAGGACAAATTTTTTTAATATCTTTATTTAAATTTATTACTATACCTTTATCATCTGTTTCTATTCCAGTTGCATCAACAGCATTTTTCGCAATTACACCTGTTATACCAGACCAATCATGATGTATATGAACTTTTTCATTTTTTGCCAAATCCCAAATTTTGGAACATTCAATATTAATACTCATTTTATTATAATTATTATAATTATAATAAAAATATTAAGATATATTTATAGCATGTTTTCCACAATCCCTAGTTGGTACAGGAATTGTAGGATCCATAACAGCATTTAATACATCTTTATCTATATTTTCAACTAATTTTGTTACAGCTTCAGCTGTTTTTACATAATTATTTATTAACGTCTTATCCGATATTGTATCTGGTAAAATAAATATAGGTGCCTTTTTTGTATTTGTTTGTATTACGAATAAATTTACTTTTGTACCTGCTTTAATACCAAAACTTTTATTTTCTACTGTTTTTGTAGGATAATAATTTACAGACAATTCAGCGTAACATTCTTCATCTTCTATACATGATATTGCATTAGATGTATGCTTACCCCACCACAAACATTTACCTTTCGAAAAATCTTCTTCAGGAAATATAACAGGTTTTTCAGTATAAACACCTGAAAATCTTTTTACTACTTTATCACTATCAGTACCAAATAAATTAATTATATCTTTATTCGTTTTTTTATACCCCATAGTTGTATCAAACTCTTTATCGTTTGAAATATCATTAAAATTTATAATATGACACGTTTCCATATCATTATGTTTTGATTGCCATGTCTTAATTGAAGAAGCTATGGACGTGTTATCACAATAACCTCCATCAAATAAACGTATAAACACCCCTGGACATATATCTTTGTTTTCTATTCCTCCATTTGGAGTAAATTTCATATTATTACCACTAAGATCAATAGGAATTGCTTTATTTTTATAACTATTTGATAATTCTTCGGCTATAAAGCTAAAAAGAAACTCAAGATTGTAACTTGCTAATATTTCATCTAATGATTTTAAATTTGATAATATCGCACCCGCCGCTCCCGAACATGAAGCAATATTAGTAACCTTTAATTCTTCTGAAATAGGTTTTGTTAGTTTTTCATTAATAGAAAATGTTTTAATATTTTTTAAATCCGATTTTCTATTGTATTCACCACATTTTATATCTGGTATTGGATCATTTCCACTATAGAAATTAACATCAGATTTAGACTCACCTAAATTCCAATTAAACGTTGCAGGGAAAGCTATACCACAATTTTGTAAATCTGTTTGTATTTCACTAGAACTTAAAAAGTTATTCTTTTCATTTATATTAGTTTTACAAGAAGGATGTGATAAACTATATGCATGCGTATCGTTTAATAAAGAGTATCTTGATACAGCTGTACTCCAAACAACACTATACCACAATTTATTTGGATTCTCTGATATAGTTCTATTATCTATATCCCCTATCGGATCAAATACTATTTCTTTAACTACTTCTTGCCAATTTTTAGAAGATAGATACAATATTTTTTTAATATCATTTAAAAATGAAGGTAATTTTTCTATATATTTCTTCCATTTTATATTATTTTGAGCATTTTCCATACTTTCACACGCTTGCGTTATATATTTTCTATATTCTTCATTACTGTAGTTTTTATCAGAACTATCTAACATATCAAAATACTTTTTGGAATACGTTAATAATGATACAAACCAGGATCCACCTGAATTACCTCCCATTATAGAACAATCTTTTAAAATATTTCTTAAGTCTCCTTTTCTATACCTTATACCTTTGATCATTCCAGTGTGTGCACATATTGCCGTAAATCCTCCTCCTGTAAAACATAATATTTTTTCATGTGAGGGCGATTTAAAAATATTAAAAGGTAATTGTACTTTTAAAGATTTAGATTTTTTTAATAATATTAAAATTAGTAATATAATAGATATACATAATACTAATAATATAGTAATAATAAGATTATGTTTTTTCATTTAATATTATTAAATATATTTATTTAACATTTTTATAGTACTCATAAAACAAGCTTTCCTCACGCGAGGAAAGTTCTGCTCGACGAATCCGCTCGTGGAGATCCCTCGCAAGCGAGCTTGACTCGTGGAGATCCCTCTTTTTAATTATATGGTATAAATACATGCGCCAGAAAAAGAGGCCTATAAGCACTAGCAATACTCATAGCCTTTGCAAAATCATTTCTTTCGCTCACATCAACAGATTCCGCTATTTTAAGTGCTTTTCGGGCCAAATCTCTTTTTTCTTCCTCATCTTCTATTTTTGTTTGTAAATAATGCACTCTTGCTTTAATATCTAATTTACATTTACCATGTGAACAAATGTCTACAGCTTGAGTTTTATCACATATTCTCGCATATACAGCATGTCTCATCCTTGCATAAATATGAAATAAGTCTATCAAAAAATGATCTGTAGTATGTGCTTTAACACTAGCTGGATAAAAATTCATTGCTATTTGTCTAGCCCTATCTCGACTGTTTTTCACATACTTTCTAAATCGATCGGAAACTTGAAGAACAGTAAATTTATGAATATCATACAAATCATAAATATTTTCAACTGCCAACGATTCCATCTTTTTTCCATAAAAATCTGTCACATTTCTCTGCATTTCAATAACAATTAAAGGATACAACTTATTATAAACATTACTGCTTAAAAACCCCATATCAATATCAATCTCTTTCTCATCTGAGATCATTCTAGGAATTAAAATATTAGATTCTAGTGCATTCACTACATTGATCTTATCAAGAAAAATTGCACGAACCATACTCTCTAAATGCAGTCCCCTGTCATTATCAAATATTTCAGTCGCTGAAATAGAAGTTATGAAAGGCGTTTTTGTCAAAGGTTCATAATCTTTTTCTGAAAATAATAGATCATACATTTTCCATACAGAAATTGGTAGTTTTGGACACACTTCTTCAATAATACGACCGTCATCTGATTTTTCATCAATATTAATTGATAAAAGTGCATCATATGCATCTTTATTTACTTTTTCTAAATAGTTCATCAAACATTTCGATTCAATGATCAAATTTAATATTCCTGCAAGTGCACAAGCACCAAACTTACCTTGACCAATAGCTGTTTCTGAATCATTACAACCGTTTTTACATTTATCGATAAATGTATCGTCTTCTGAGTATGAATCGTCTTCAAATATATTTTCACTCATTTATTTTATATATATATAAATTATAAATTTTATAATTTATATATCACTGGGATCTACGGTTTACGGCGTGTTTTGGGGTCTTATACATTTTACATAATTATAAAAAAGCTATTTTGGAAAATTTGAGATTTATACTGCATAATATAGAATAGGATTAATATAATAATTTAAATGTGTGCCTATTAGTTATTACTTCATTATCTTCATTATAATACATATAATACACCATAGTGTAATCATTATTCAAATTATTATTTGATATTAAATTTAATATTAATTTTTTTAATTCAATTAATCTATCATCTCTCTTTTTAGATAATCTAACACCATTATATTTACAATAATCTGGATTCCATCTAATAAATATTGTTCTACACCCTTTTAATTCATCTAAAATTTCATCCATTCTACCCATTTCACAATATTTATTATAACCTTGATGTTGCTTTTCATCACACTCAATTATAATTACCAATTCTTTAGTTGAACTTATTATTAAATCAGGTCTTTTTTTAGTATCACAACTAGCCCCTTTTAATATTTTATCTTTAGAATATATATATGGACTTAGGAGTATATCTTGTTCTATATATTCAATCATTTGCTTTTCAACACGAGAAGTATAACCAGTTATTTTTCTAAAACAAGTTCTACAAGCATTTTTTATAATTTCTTCTCTATTATTTACATTTGGATTATGAAAATCTGGTAGTAATTTAAATACCATCTTAAAACATATTTGACATTCATAATCTCCTACATCATGTACTCCTGAAAGATGTCTTTTTAAATGCGAATTTTTTTTACATTCAAAATTGCAACCTTCTTCAGTACATTTAAATATTTCGCCTTGACCAATATTGTGTATAGACCAAAGATGAGATTTTAAATGGTGATTTTGTTTGCATTCAAAATTGCACCCTTCTTCAGCACATTTAAATATTTCGCCTTGACCAATATTGTGTATACACCAAAGATGTTTTTTTAAATTTGCTTTTGTAGATAATATTTTATCACATTCAATACACTTATGAACATTTTCTTCATTAATATTTAGCATTGTTTATGTTTTATATGTTATTGTACATATAAAATCAATTTCAGTAAAATTTCACTTTAAAATTCCTAAAGATTTTAGGGTCTACGGCGTGATTTTAGGGTCTACGGCGTGATTTAGGGTCTACGGCGTGATATGACAAAAAATTTTCATCTGTTTTTGGATTGATGATTTTACCTTCCGGACATCTTTTCATGCTTTTAGGTGATTTCCTAGAGCTTTTGTGTGATTTTCTCACTATTTGCTTGCCTATCCTTCCATCTTTCTTTACACATCTTCCGGTTTTTGGATTGATGATTTTACCTTGCGGACATTTTCTCATTTATTAATGAAAATTATTTTATAATTATCATAAGAGAGGTCTACATGTTTTCAGGGTCTACGACGTGCTTTTCAGGGGGTCTACGGCATGATCCAGGGGTCTACGGCATGATCCAGGGGTCTACGGCATGATCCAGGGGTCTACGGCATGATCCAGGGGGCTACGGCGTGGTCCAGGGGGTAGACGGCACGGTTTGAGGTG